GGTTGCATAGCCTCCTCAAACGAGAAGGTATCACCCCCACCTACGGATTCCTGCACTGCCGGAAGTGCTTCTTCAAAGCTAAATGTTTCGCTCATTTCAAACTTTCAAAGTGATCGCCCTTCCACAGAGCGGGGCCGCGCGAGGTATTATAAATCTGCCCGGAAACCAAAGCATCCTTGGATTGGGGAAGTGGGAAAATTGCAGATTTCCCCGCCGGTTTTCCTGTCCCTACCTCGGGGGGAGTCTCCCCTGCCTGCGGCTTTCTCCCAACCGGAGCTTTTGGCTCCTTCGAACCAGCATCCCGTGTAACCCCCGCGAAGGGATTCCAGGATGAACCATCTCGTTTCATCTCCTCAAGCACCGATTCCCGAGCAATTCTCAGCGCTTCTTCTTGTGAAACCTGGTTCTCTGGATCAAGATTTGTCAGACTATCCGCATAAATCTTTGCGGCCCGGAATCTCACGTCATCCGCAGCAGAGTTCTTAAGTCCAGAATCAGCCTTCTTAAACAACCCTTCCGTATCCATCGTTTCCAGTATACCAACTTCCGTTGCCCGATCCTTATCTCCCCGAAGTTTGAACACATTCGCAGATTTAATTCCGGCAATACGTTCCTGAGAAACTTGACGATCACGAAGTCTTGCTTCCTTCGCATTCTCGTAGATCGTCTTTTGCTTCTCCGCCTCCATTCGAATGTCAGTCAATCGCTCCTGATTTCTCTCCCTCGCCGTGCTAAGTTCCAGTTGTTTCTGCTGATACGCCGTGACTCCGAGCATCTCCTGTCGCTTCATCCAACTTTCAGTCTCCGGGCTCCAGACCTGATACTTCTGCGGAATCACACGACCCGCCTTCGCAAGATCCTTCACATACGAATCCAGTGAATCTTGATCATACACTTGCGCAGCCCTGCTTGCCAAGAGCTTGTCCTGCAATATCCCGGCCTGCGCCTGTTCCGTTGCAGCATTCTGAACGCGCAACCGAAGCTCGCTCGCCTGCTTAATCAGCTCCATCCCACCCTTCGGATTCGCGGAGAGAACCTGTGTCCCTGCCTCTTGAAATTTATCCGCCAACCTACTTTGTGAAGTCAGTGAATCTGTAATATTTAAGTCTGCTGCACTCTTCTTAAATACCTCAGCTAGAATATCTTTTTCTTGTCGATTCGCATTAGCGGCATCAACTCTTTGTTGATAATCCAGGTCGAACGCCTGTCTTTTCTGGTCCATGTCTTGTAGACCAGAGAGAAATTGCAGCCCCCCAAGATAGCCTTCCATCAATCCAGCCATGTCATTCTCCTTAATAGTAGCCAGACATTCCGCCATAGATAGAAGCGTCATAGCCATCTTCCGTGCCAACAACAGTAAACGGATTTCCTACCACTCGTCCCCACTGATCGTACCCGTTGGAACCTACACCGCTACTAGTCAACATCGACTGAAAAGCTTGGTCTCTATTATCAGCTGTTCTTTGCTGATCTCGATATTGTTGCTCGTTCAGATTTAAAGATCGGCTCTGGTTCAGGAGTTGACCTTGTTGAACAGCTAACTGACCTTGCTGAACAGCCAATTGCCCCTGGTTGTCCTGAGTTCTTGCGGCAAGTCCAGCATAACCAAGCCCAATTTGCTGTTGATTATTCCACGCACGCTCGACAAGATTAGCATAGTTATAATTCGTGTTCTGCGAATTCGCCTGCATTCCAGTCGACATCCCGGCCAGTTCTGCAAGCCTATTATAACTTGACTGAAACGCACTCTCCGAAACTCCCATTGCACCTAGCGTTCGATTAAATTGCGCATTATATTCTTGGCTTGCCATTCCCTGGCCGTATTGTTGCAGCTCGATCGCGGCATTCCCGGATTGAAGCAATCCTTTCGCCGCTAAACTGCGCTCAACTGCTTGCTGCCCTTGCTGAAACCTCCACGCATAGCTCGGGTCGCTCGAAGAAAATTGCCCGTTCATCAGGGTCTTCAACTGATCCGCATAGCCATTACTTGGATCTTTAGTCATATGCGAATCCAGCTGCGGCATGTATCTAGCGTTTGCTGCTTCCTGTGGAGTCGGGGTTCGCGCAACCGGAGCTGCTGCTACCGGGGCTGCCGCTACCGGAGCTACTGAACCCCCCAAATTAGTTTGTCCAGAAGGCACACCCGCCGTAGGATTGATTGCGTTTTGTCCTGCAGGGCGAGGTCCCCCACCAGCTCCAGATGTTTTATCGGGGTCCCAATATCCTGCTGCATTATAGCGAGGATCGGCGTTGGGGGCATTACTAGAAAAAGTATTCATACCTTGTGCAGCAGCCATTATTGTACTCCCTTCTCAACAAGTAGATCAAACCCTTCGGAACGAAAGGCTGTTTCATCAATATGACGGAGTTCAAAGGCTCTCCGATAGCCTGATCCCAGACGCCGAACTCTAGGAGCTGCGAGCCACATATGCAGTGGAAGAAACGCAGACCACGTTTCATAGTCATCATCGGAATAGCGAAACCATGCGGTTGCGTTTTCCTTCCCACAGAGCAGAGTAGTCTCTGGGAAAAATTTCGTATCAGGAACTTGCCCATCAATCTGCGGTGTCCGGATAACTACACCAATAGGAGTAGTTGTAAATGTAATAGCCATTACGCACCTCCCATAACGTCATCAGGAATCACATCATAAGTATTACTCATAGACAACGTGAGCGGATATCCAGTCGCATAATCCTGAACCAAATCAAGCAAACCAATGCCAGAGTAAAAAACCCCAGTAAAGTAGGTGGGTGAATACGAACGAATCTGAATTGGAAGCCCTGGATCTCCATCATCCAGAATCGTTGGGTCGATTGTTTGCTCTCCGACATAGTATGCAAAGTGATCATCGTCAATATACAAGGAGAAAAACCTTCCATTATAAACTGAGTTCGTAGCCCGTCGAACATCAACCACATCCCCATCTGACAGTTCGTGCGCTGTAAATTTCACGAACGCATACTGCTCTTGATATCTTATATTCGCAGCCATTATCCTTCACCCTCCGCAACCCACTCACCAGGGATTAAACTATTCCACGTATGCCAAGTATTCATTGCTGTATCAAATACCAGGGTTATTGCAGAATCCTTCAACGTCAGCACATACATCGGATGTCCGTTAATCTTGACAAAGTACGCCCAGACCTCACTCAATCCATCCGCAGAAATAACTCGATCCACGAAAGGCGTCGAGATCTTCTCGGGTACAGTCCCGTGAAAGCGATAGATGGAACGACCTTGCTGTCTCGTCACACCCATGAAGTACAAAGTATTCTCCGTATCCGCGATCGAGTCCGCCTGACAACATCCTACCAGCGCAATTGCATTAGTGACCGGAAGGAGTGGAGACCCAACTGGATTTGCCGCGTCGTAGAAAAACTCCGTTGTGTATGTTCCAAATGCCACCACATAGTTAATCATACGCCGTAGTGCTACTCCAGAGTCTGGCATTGAACCTGCTTTGATTACATTGAGCCCCGACCAGGTTAATGGATCTTCCAACTCTGATCCGTATATCATACCGTTCGGAGTCATCACATAGTATGTTCCATCCAGATAAGCTGCCCCAGGAACCGTCGTTGCAGGGTAGTCGACATCAGATACCGCCGTAGCCGTCATATCATACACACGGAAAGCTTTTGTTGTAGACTTCAAAAAGAAACTTTTAGCGTGATTACTGTCGGGAATCTGGACAAAGAAATAGTGACCCGTAGAAGGCCCACCACTTAAAACACACTCCGCCGCCTGTCCCGCTGATCCATACCCATGATCGCTAGCATAACAATAATACAGAACTCCGCCGGAAATAAAATAAATGTCTTCGTCCAACTGGTAGATTCCTTGAGCCGTAGCTGTAGGAACAGTGACATTTGTATAGTCAACAGGATCTGGAGGATAGAATTGCACGATTCCTGTTCCGGGCCTCTTAACCACAAACATCTGTCCCGAAGCTCCGCTTTCCGCAAACGCGTTAAGACTGACCTCGTCCTTCAATCCACCAGAATCTCGCGGCCCATAGCCAACTGCCAAAGGAAGTCTCATGCTCAACGCCCCGTTGGATCAACAGTGAAATACACGCTCGACTCTTCCGTCGAGTAGCTAAAGCAATCATCCACGAACTTCGCAGCCTTCGCCGCAACTTCTCCCCGAATGTCAGCAGGACATCCATATTCCAGGGACAGTTCATCTGCGAGCCCCCACTTGATTGCCTGAAGCCATTCTTGCGGGAGGTCGAAATTATCAGTTGCCGTAACCATATCCTGGATCGGCATCTGTACTACCCCATGAAAAGTTCGCCCGAGCGCAGTAGGCACAGGATAAACAGTTATAAATCCCGTGTCCAGTTGGGGATCATACCAGTACTGATTCGGAACACCCGTTTGAGCTTTGTACCTAAACTGATTGTAATCCTGTCGAGCAACCTGTAGTTGGGGGGTATCTTGTCCCGTTGCATCATCCCGAATCCAAGCATCACGAAATTTAAGAGGACGATCTCCGCCACGCCCTAAGGGAGCAATAGTTACTTCAAATCCGCCTGCAGCATTGGTAAACTGCACCCAAGGAGCACTATAGTTAGACCCCCCCACAGTGACTGTAACGGAGGTAATAAGTCCCCCGTCGATTACGTATTCAACCTCCCCATCAACACCAGAACCCCCATCCAGAACAGGCTCCGTCCACGTTCCATCTGTTCCCCCGCTTCCGGGATCAACAATCGTAATTCCCCCATCAACAATGTACCCTCCGTTCAATCCTAGTGGATAAGTTGCCATACTCGGAAGCAAAGGAAAACTAATCTCAACTAACTTCCACAACGGAATTCCGCGCATTTGCCAGGACTTCAACACTATATTGAGAGCCTGATTGCAGTTCTCATAGTCCTCAATCGTAGGAACTCCACCAGCTCCCAATTCTCGAAGCACCCGCAACGACGCTTTAATGCAATCATTCCGAGTCATAGTAAAGGTTGTTACACCAGACAAAGCCATATCAAACTCCTAAAGGGTTCGGGGGCAGCGGAAGTGTTTCAGCCCCCGCAACAAAGGTTGGTTCAGTATCCGGGCGATTGATCCTGACCGTCGGATCTTCTCGGATCGCCCGAACAAAGTCTTGAGGATGTCGCGGTTCCCAGTGACGAGGGCACACATAGAACCCATCCCAGGTTTTTTGCAGCGAGGATGCTTTGACAATGCGTCCACAAGTATCGCAGATCGCATTGTTATCTCCTGCTTTGTAATAAGATTGGGACATAGCAATCTCCTAGATAACATCCCGTTTTAACAGCATTACAAATTTATCTGTCAACGGTTTGACAAATCCCTTTGTAGTGATGTCAAATTTCAGTCCAAAGTAATCGAGGGTTCCTACATAGTCTGAGCCAGTCGGACCATACACAACACCCTTAAGAACCTGGCTTGGACTCGGCCAAACAGCCCCACCAACAAAACTAATATTGATCGAACTACCGGTATAGGTGTAAGCTCCCCCCGATGCTTGAAGGACACGATTCCTGTTGATAGAGGCAGCCCCGCCGGTAAGGGTATAATCCCCTCCGAGAGCTGTAATCAATTTACTCCGAAGCAGTAGGGCGTTCGCACCAACTTGCGCGTAAGAACCACCTTGCGCAGAAAGAGAGCGGTTCCTGGAAAGAATAGCAGTCTGCCCGGTCAGTGAATATGTTCCTCCCTGTACTATCAATTGCTTCGATCGAAGAATAGTAACGGAGCTTCCTGTGAATGAGTATGAACCTCCAAGTGCGGTAAGAGTGTAATTTGCCGAAATCGGAACGTAAGTAAAATTGATTTGTGCGCCAGTATAAGTATATACTCCACCAATCGCGGAAAGATTTCTATTACGCGAAACTATTGCGGAAGCCCCGGTAAGCGAATACTCCCCACCAGAAGCTGTAAGAGAACGCCCTCTGCTGATTAAAGCAAAGCCGCCAGTTAAACTATATACCCCGCCAGTTGCGGAAAGATTTCTATCTCTCCGAATATTCGCAGACGATCCTTGATAACTATAAGCACCTCCGAGCGCGGAGAGGACAAGGCCCTTGACGAGATTCGCGGAAGCACCAACTAAAGTATACACTCCGCCCGTACTGGTCAATATCCGATCACGCTTGATAGTAGCGGATCCACCAGTCAGAGTATATGCACCACC